CCCGATAAATCAATTGCAACAGACTGAGTGACACTGCCAACTGCCAGGCTTGACGCATTGCCTGTAATGGCTTGAGCTGATGCCGCTAAGACCGATCCGACAGCGCCAGTGGCTGCATTGCCTGTGATGGCAACAGATACAGTTAATCCAACTGTGCCGACATTGCCTGTGGCAATCGTCCCATCTTCTTGGATTGATCTGTCGGCCAGCAGCGTGCCAACGGCGCCGGTAGACGCATTGCCGCTGATGACGACATTGCCTATGCCATAGACGCCAAGGCCGTAATAGCCAGAACCATAAGCAGCCATACCGCTGCCTTAGTTAAGCCAGCCTGATCAGGCCGGTGCTTGCATCATTTGTCGGCATGGTCAGCGTAAATGTTCCAGCAGTCACTGTCTGACTGCCAAAGGTGTGGACGCTGACTGCCTTGTTTGACTGAGTCGAGTTATAGATCAAGACCGCGTCAAAGGCTGTAGATAAGGTCACAGCAGAGTAGCTGATGCTGGCGCTAGGGGTCACAAAAGCCGTAGTGCCACTGGTGCTTGGCGCAGTGCCAAATGTCACTGTCACGCCGCCTGCCGTGTAGCCAGTGCCACTCACCTCGTTTGTGGCGCTGTAGGCTGTAGTGGCCGCATTGACAGTGGCAGATGCCAAGTACAGAGCAGCCTTGAAAGTGTCGGCTGTGGTGGCGCCTCGGACAACGCCAGTGCCAAAGTTATGGTGGCCGACAAGCAGCTCACCTTTGAAACTGGTACACATTGCTTGCGTATTAGCCATGATTTATCCCTTAAATTTGTTGACTGATGCCATCAGCAAAGACACCGCGCTTGAGCGCCATGTGGACAGATCGATGCACCAACTCACCATCTAGCCAATACTCTACCCAGCTCGTTGTCTCGGTATCGTTCTCCAATGAACCCTCACGCTTCTCAAGCAATGAGTCGTCCATCTCGCCCTTGGTGGTAGTAATGATCATCCAAATGTCCTTGCTCTTGCCAAGATCGCGCCGCCTGATGTAGAACCCCGATCATCTGCAATCTGCAACTGATCTAGTCCCGCCTGGTACAGCGATGACCATACAGGTATTCTCGCATCGTCTTGCAAGTATGGCGCAGCCTGTAAGAGTGAGCCATACAAATAAACATCAGGCGCTTGAGTCAACAGCCAGTTGGTAGTGTTTGTATTTGATAACTTAGCCAACTTTGCGTAATAGACCAACTGAGCTGTATATGCGCCATCAGGAATTGGTAACAATCTAAACTGATTTCCAACAATGCTGAAATACAGTGGCTTGCCGCTGGACAGGTAAGTCGTATTCGACAACTGATCCATTGCGTCAATGGTTTGGAATGACAGGTTGGTAATTGGATTGGTATTGAGCTTGATGGACTTGGTTTCCAAGAAGTCATCCGGCACAGTGCCATACTCAGCAGCCGCCGCAAATGTCGCATTCGCCCGCACAATCATTTGGCGGGTACGCAACTGGCGCTCAATTTGAGCCTCGGCCAAGCTGACAAAGTCTGAAATGGCAGTTGCCAAATCAGTGCGGTTTAGCCAGTCGCCAACCGAGGTCTTCAGCTCCGCATAAGTCGTGAGTGCCATTAGGTAACCTTTTCAGTTTCTTGTATTTCACGCATTACCCAAGTGTGATCGTGCTTGAATTCAAACATCCCAATGTGGCCTATTTCCTTGCTCACATCGTGATCTATCCATATCTTAAAGCCTGTAGCCGCTGCTTTTTGGCAAAAATAAACATCCTCTCCAATGTAGCCGCGCTTGTCATGTCTCCATGGGGTTTCAAACCAAGGCTCTGACAACGCCGCAAAAACATTGGCCTTGATCAGCATCACGCCCATACCAACTGAGCCAACCTCTTGCAGGCCAGTTGATTCGGGCATCGTATATACCAGCTCACGCTCGCCATTCTCTTTGTAAATCTGCGCTGTTGGTCCTGTTGGCATACGGCGCCTGGCGCAGTTGGTAGCCACAATGTCCAAGTCATGCGCCAGCAAACGCTCAATCATGTCCTGCGGAAACCGCATATCTGAATCAATAAAAAGCACATGAGTGCATTTTTCACGCATCGCATCCAAGCACAACTCAGCTCGCTGATTGGCAATCAAAGTACCTTGCGAGATTTTCAAGCTGACAGCATCATTGGTGTTCAATGTGTGATACGCCACCATATTGACTAAATCATAGGTAAACATGGTGTGAACCATGTCACGCGCTGGTGTGCAGACTGCAATGTATTTCATACTTGTCCTGGTCGTACACGAAAAAATCTGTTCTCTGGATCATTAAGCCAACGCTTCATGTATTCCTGATCATCCAGCTTGCCCTCTGCTCTCAACTTAGCATATATCGACATGGGAATGCTTGCAACGCGGTGGAATTCACCCTTCCAGCCAGCACGCTCATCAACCATATTGAATTCTTGCTTGTTCTCTTCAATGATGGCCGTTACATCCTGCTGAGTCTGAATTGTTGCCTCATCAGTCTCATCGTTGTAGTGCCAGTAGCGCGTAATGCCCTGATCTTTGTCTTCGCTGAATATTCTTTTTTCCATGTAAATAAGGGGAGGATTTCTCCTCCCCTTTTTCCTCTCAGTTGATTAAGAAGTGATCAAGTCTGCTGCCAGACCATGTGCGTTTTCTGCCAACACTTTGTGGCCGTATTCAATCAAAAGCATACGCTTCTCGGCATCACCGGTCTTCGCCAACTCAACTTGTTGGTAAGGACGCAGGACAACCACTTTTGCGTACTCAGGATCAAGTACCCATGCATCACGCTCGCGTTGAAAACGATTGGGAATTACGGAAACTTGGCCGAAGTCGCTGACGTAAATGTCCGCGGCCCCAATGATGGTTGCAGGACGGTCACCGCCATTGATGTTGTAGCGAGCTGATGCGATGCCAGAGAAACCTGACACGCGCTGCTTGTTGACAGGACCAACCATCAAGATTTTAGGTGTGCCGCCTTGTGTCCATACTTTCTGAATCACATTCTTGAGAATGGTTTCAGTGAAAGTACGCACAGTGCCGTCAGTGCGAGCTGAGTTAGGCAAGGTGGTATAGCTAGGATTTGCGCCGTTGGTGGTGTCATAGTCCACGTTGGTCTTGATGAAAGCACCCAAAGAGGCAGTCACGCGAGCTGTGGTGGTATTACCGGCAACAGCAATACCGCCATTCAAGAAAACGAATTCTTGATCGCGCTTCAACTCAGAACCGCGCTTGGCGATCTGATAGGCCAACTCAGAACGGCGGCCTGCTTTGTTGACAACTTCTTCAGTGTTCGACAAGACAATAGTCTTGCGTGAAATCTGAGCGTAGTTGGTCAAGCGGACAGTAGCTGTCACTGAGTTAAAAGTTACATCATCACCCTCAAGCTGTGCATTAGCAGCAGCAGAATCTAATGAATCTGTTTGCCATTCAAACAAAGTGTTAGTGATGTTCTCACGTCCAATGTTAGAAATGTACGGCGTTTCTTCCGGTGAGATATTAGTTATTACATTTGAAAGATCTTCCCGAATGCCTTTAGCACTATAGGTTGTAAATGTGTTCGTTACGATAGCCATGATTTTTCCTTATTTCAAAAGTTGGAAGATTGCATTAGCCGCATCATCGACACGGCCAGTTTTCGCGACGCGCTGTTGTGCGCGAACTGCCTCAGTCGTATTTGAGACTCGCCCTGCTGCACCAGGCTTGGCAGGTCGAGGGCCGTTGTTAACCACTGGCTTGATGTTGCCCCTCTTGGACATCATTTGATCGTAGAGTGCCGCTTTACGCAACATCAAGACCGCCCTGTGATCCACCACATTCTTCAGCTCGTCTGGCGAGAATCCAATCTTTTGACCGAATTCAACAAGCAAAGCCTTTTCAGCTTGAGCCTTTTTAGCGTCTTTCCAATCAGGAATAGCCGCCAATAAAGCCTCCTGCTCATGCTGTAATTTCTGCTGCATGAACTGTGCTTGCTCCTGCTGAGATAACTGATTAAGGCGCTGCTGTTCGCTTTGAATAGCCGCCGCCCTGTCTTGGTTGTCCCGCATCACCTCGCGCTGCCGTACCCATTCGATGGGGTCTTCCTGATAAAGACGATCCCAATCAATGTTTGGCTGCGCCACTTGCTGAACCTGTGCTTCCAACGCACTCAACAACTGAGCGTACTGCTCACGTTCGGCACGCACTGCCTGCAACTCACCCTCGGTCTGCTTTCGCACCTCGGCAATTTGCTGCGTTTTGCGTGTGTAATCCTGAGTCCTTGAATATCCCTTTTGAAGCTCCTCCAGCGTCACATTGACCTCTTTGCCGTCAACTTTGACGGAGAAGACTTGTGGCTGTTCTTGCTCCTCGGTTTCCTCATCCAACTCGGATTGTTCGGTATCTGTTTCGCCGTCAGCCGCGTCTGCATCTGCTGACAACTCCTCGTCTACCGCCGCGCCCTCATCGGGCGACTGCGCCTCGCGGTCTTCCTGTTGTCCCTCATCGGGCAGAAATCCCTCAAGTGCATTGGCTGCTTCAGCCACATTCATTGGACCTTGTACTGCACTGCCTGCTGGCGTTGGTGCTACTGTTTGCATGGTCTGTTTCCTAATTAAACAATATTTTTGGTTGCGCGTTCAATGGCACGTTGTGCCACCTTGCCGTTGTCCACCATCTTGGTGACCTCAACTCGAAAGTTTTCAATAGCCTTTAGCATTGACCAAGCCAATTCGCGCTTTGCGCTTTCTTCGGGTTTACTGGATTCAAAAACCCAATATTGGTCATTTCGCATCTTTTCCAAAATTGCCGAAAAGACCTCGTCATTGGCTAATTGGTTAGCTTTTTGGCCTTTGCGTAATGCGTCTTCGCTCATTGAACCATTCCATTAAGGTTGATGGGGGGTGGCACTTGCGCTACTGCCGGTGCTTGTACTTGACTTGCAGCCTGCACCGCATTCTGTACAAGCGCCGTCTGCTGGCGCATTGCCTCTCTGTCCATAGCCTGCCGAGCGTCAATCTCAGCAGTGCTAATTTGTGTGCCGTACTTTAACTCAAGTTCATACTTCTTGAGCAGTAAGTCCTGCGCTAATTGATCTCTTCGGTAATCATCATCCCTGACCATCTTCTCGCGCTGCAACTCCAGCTCGGCGGCTTTCTTCTGAATGTCAGCTTGGATGGACTGCGCCTGCACTTGAGCCAGCACCTCCTCGGGTGTCGGCTTGGGCTGCTCTTGAGGCATCTGAAAGTCGGCAGGCAGCGTGTTGAAGTAGCTGGATGCGTCCTTGTAGCCTGACAATTCAATGGCTTTTTGCAGTGTCTTGATGTACATCGGCAATGAAGCAATCTGATTCATTGGTCCAAACTGCCCCATGATCTGCTCTTGCTTTTGCATGATGATGTTCAGTGCCGCCAACTTCTCGTTGGTGTCGCCATTTCCGAGGCCAATGTTGACATTGACATCCATGCTGGCATCCCAAACGCGAGGGTCGATTTGTACCCACTCGTTACGCAAACGCACCATTCTTGGTTTATCTTGGTGGGTGGTCATCAGGTACAGGATGCCTTTGAACAACTTTTTCATACCCTCGGCCAATATGCGAGCTTGCAGTTCAAGCCTTGACTGACTCGCGCTGACAGTGGCGGCCACCGCCGCCTTGGTGGTGGACTGCAACGCATCGGGGTCTAAACCCATCGCCGCCTTGCTCATGCCAGTGCGGTCTTCGCGCATCTGATCCATGTACTCAAGCATGGGGAATGCGGCTTGTCCAACGAATGGCGAGCTGAATGCCTGCACCATGCCTGGCGCTCTCATGCGGATAATCGCCCCAGTCTCGTTATTCAGCACATCGTCAATGTTGACCTGACCCTCGACAATTGCGGTGCGCGGGTGGATAGACTGCGCCAACGAATCCAGCGTATTTCGCATGATCTCGGACTTAATCTCTTGAATGTCATGCGTGATGTCAAAGATCGACATAGCCTCAAGTGGCGATGTGTGTGGCTCTGGATCACAAGGAAAGTCCACAAATGGGATATAGCTGGCTGGCAGATTACGAACCATTGTGTAGCCCGAACCCATGCAACAAATCTTGCGTAACTCAGGTATGCCGTCACCATCAAAGTCAACGCGCATATAAGCCTCAATATACAAAACCCTGCGCTGCATAGGATTCATGCTATCCGCAGCGCCAAAGGTGGTACTAAATGGCTGACGCGCCAAGTACTCGTCATTGCTGTCTAGGTCGGTGCTGCTGATGTTATCTTCGATTTCATCTTGGTCATAGCCCATGCCGATCAGGTCAGACACTGTTGCCATCTGCCGGTGGGCAATAATGCCAGCATCATCAAACGATCTCGCCCTACGATCTAACAACAACTCCTCTGGAGGTACGGCCATGATGCGGATGCGGCCATCTTTGGTATTACGCTTGATCTGAACGTCATGCAACATGGGTTGCGGCATCTGCATTGGCAGGCCAGTCATGGGATCGACCTGTGGTGGCTGCATAGGAATAGATGGATCAGGATAGCTGACCACAATCTTGACCTCGGCATCCTCTTGCATCAGGATTTGGATAGTCTGGTCATCCAAACCCGAATACTGCTCAATCTTGACCTCTTCAACATCTTCCCAGTAATACTTGGCGATGCCACACTTACGCACCAGCGAGTCTTTAAAAATCGCATAGGTGGTCATAAAACCATTGTTGTCGGCGCTGAATATGTAGTTGGCGTAGTCAGTAGCCTGCTGTGCGCCGGCCACATCTTCGGGTCCACGCGGTACATACTC